CGATGCCTTGGTGGCCGACTGGCTGGCAGATCATCTTGGTCAAATGGCGCTGTGGCCGCTGCCGCAGTACGCGGTGCACCTGACCGAGTCCTGCGAACGTGGCGCACTGGCACTCAACGTGACGGAGGCTGACGGGCGACAGTTCGGGCCACTCTCGGCCAATGTGCATCTGACCTACGACGGGGTGCAGGGTTGGCAGGAGACTGAGAACAATGGCCGCTGGATTTTGATCATCGCCGCCGATGGCTGGCAGATCGCCCAACTCCGCGATGTGGAAAACGATCTGCTGTGGCTGACGGAGCCCTTGGCACGCGGCGCAGCCGTGGGTAGCACCATCATGCCCTTGGTGTGGGGCAAGGCCATCGATCCGGCGGATCTCACGCAGTGGGTACCCGGCATGGTCGGCGGCAACATTCCCACACAGATCCAGCCTGCGCCACTGCCCGACCAGGATGTTCTCGATGACCCATGGCTCGACGAGATCCCGGTCTGGCCAGATGGCAACTGGCGTGACGATCCGACGGCCGTAGCTCAAGCCACGATCACCCGCCAAGACTTCTCGCCTGCAGATCCGTGGGTGCGCCGGGACGATCCGTGGGCGACGACAACTTTGCAGCGGCGCTATCTGGCCAGCTCACTCGATGAAATCGAAATCTGGCGGGCGCGGTTGTGGCGCACCCAAGGCCGTCTGGAAGCCTTCTGGATGCCCGATGGCTTGGCCCCGATCCTGTGGGTGACCGTCGAAGCCGATCCCGAGGATGGCTTCCTGCGCGTGGATGGCAAAGACATCTCCGCGCGAATTTCGGATTATTGGCATCGCCCCGCCGCCTGCTTGATCGTGCAGCCAGACGGCTATCGGCAGTGCGTCCTGACGGCGACCTGCCATCTGGATCAAGGTGGTGTGCTGGTGCTGCGCTCGGGTCTCGACGACTGGGTACCCGCAGGCAGCCGCGTCATTCGCCTCGTGCGCTGCCGCCTCGACCACGATGCCATCGATCTGTACTGGCACAGCCCGACGCTGCTGGAGATCACCTTGACCGCGCGTCAGTTGCCCGAACCACGCGGAAATGACCGTCAAACCTACGAGGGAGAGTAAGCACGATGAGCCAGAACCCATTGCTGGAGGTCGAGCTATACGCCTTCGCCAGCAACAGCGCGCAGTTCTATCTGACGCCGCACGAATTCGACGTTGATCTCGACGGCAATCTTTACAAGAGCCTGGCCTTGGAACGCAACGAACTGGCGCTGGGTGCTGAAGCTGCGAAGGCTGGCTTAGATCTGAAACTGCCGCCGAACTGTGATTTGGTGCGCCACCTGCTCGCCAACTCGCTGACCGGCGACACTACCTCGATCACCCTGCGCATCGGACGGCGCGATACCTGGGGCGACTACTGGTGGATCTCCGGCACGCGCTGGATGGGCCGGGTGCTGGGCGTCGAAGTTGCTGACGATGTGGCTCGCGTTCGCTGCGAGTCGGCGCAAGTCAGTCTCAAGCGCATCGGGTTGCGGCGGCTCTACAGCCGCAAGTGTTCCCACGTGCTGTATTCGGCTGCCTGTGGTGCCTCACCTATTTCTGCCAGCGCCTTGGTGAGCAACAGCAATGGCCGCAACGTCGATCTCGACGGTGGCACGCCCGGCAGCGTCAGTGGTGGCTTGGCCGGTGGCTGGCTGCAAACCCCGGAAGGTGCGCGCCACATGATCGTCAATGACTACGGTGGCGGCGTCGAGTTGCTCTATCCGGTCGCCATTGAAGTCGGTGCCGAGGTGCTGCTGACGGTCGGCTGCGATCACAGCACGGCCACGTGCGAGTCGCGCTTCGGCAACCTCGACAACTACGGCGGCTTTCCCGCCATCCCGAGCAAAAACCCGTTCTCGACGGGCGTGTTCTGAATCCCTGGAGAAATCGCCATGTGGTACCTCGTCGTCATCGTGGTGGCGGCGCTGGTTTCGGTCGCGCTCGCGCCGAAACCGCCCGAACCCAAACCGGCATCCCTGTCTGACGTCGATGCCCCCACCGCAGAAGAAGGCCGACCGATCCCGGTCGTGTTCGGCACTGTGCTGCTGCGCGGCTCCAACGTCGTCTGGTATGGCGATCTCGAAGCCGATCCGATCAAGAAGAAAGGTGGCAAGAAATGACCACGCAGACCGTCATCACCATCGATCACGTGCGCGCCGTGGGCCTGTGCGTGAACGGCACCCGCGTCTGGTTCGCGCGCCACGACCTGGACTTCCGCGCCTTTCTGCGCGACGGCTGTGACGCAGAAACCTTGCTGGCCACCGGCGATGCAATGGCACAACGTGTGGTCGAGCATGCCCGCAATCAATCCAGCCAGCGGGAGCAAGGCTGATGGGCGGTAGCAGCAAAAAGCAAACCGTCGGTTATCGCTACCGGATGGGGCTGCATCTGGCCTTGTGCCAGGGGCCCGTCGATGCCGTGCAGGAAATCCAGATGGGCGACCGTACCGCGTGGGGTGATGCCGACCGTGCGCCGCTGTCCAGCGGGCATGGGCTCAGCAGCCTCTCGATCAACAAGCCCACCCTGTTTGGCGGCGACGAGCGCGAAGGCGGCGTGGTCGGCACCATCGATGTGCTTTCTGGTCATGCCGGACAAGGACGCAACGACTACCTGATGAGTCGCCTCGGCAGTTCCATTCCGGCATTTCGGGGCGTGCTGTCCTTGGTGGCACGCAAGATCCTGTTCGCAGCCAACAACTCCTACATCAAACCGTGGGCAGTGCGCGTCCGGCGCTTCACGGCGGGTTGGTTCGATGCGCCGTGGATGGAATGGAATGCCGAAGTCCGCACCTGGGATGAGGACGAAGGCCAGGAAATCAGCGTTGGCATGAACCCGGCGCACATCCTGGTGCAGTGCCTCACCGATCCGCATTGGGGTATGGGCTATCCGCAGAGCACCATCGGCTGGAGTTTCTGGAACGCGGCATGGGCTTTGTCGAGCGAGGGCTTCGGCCTCAATCTGATCTGGACGCGCCAGCAGCCCATCGAGAGCTTCATCGGCCAGGTCATCGACCACATTGGCGGCATCCTCTACACCGACCCGGAGCAAGGCACGTTTGAGCTCAAGCTGCTGCGCGACGACTATTGGATCGACAGCCTGCCACAGTTGGGGCCTGACGAAATTGTGCGGCTGGAACGCTTCGAACGCGCCCAGTGGGGCGAGCTGCCCAATGAACTGACCGTGGTCTACACCGACTGGCAGACCGGCGGTGATGCTGCCGTCACGGTCGAGAACCTGGCCGCCATCCAGTTGCAGGCCGGCGTGATCAATCAACGCCGCGACTACCCGGGCGTCAACTACGGGCCACTGGCCGCGCGGCTGGCCTTGCGTGACCTGCGCGCCTTGGGTTCGCCCCTGGCCCGGATGAGTCTGACGGTGGCACGCGACACGCTGGAGCGTGCGCCGCTGCCGGGCGATGTATTCCTGCTGAACTGGCCGCGCTTGGGTGTGGATCAGATGGTGGTGCGCGTCACCGGCATCGACACCGGCACCTTGGGCGCGGCCGAGTGGCGAATCGAAGCCATGGAAGACGTGTTCGGGATGAGCAACACCGTGCTGTCGCCCCCGCCACCGCACGTCGAGGAGCCGACCATCGAACCGTTGTCGCCCGCCGTGGTGCTGGCCGTCGAGGTGCCGTATTGGGAACTGGCCCGGCGCTTGTCGCGCGCAGATCTGGCCTACCTGACCGACACGGACACCTACCTCGGTGCGCTGGCCGCCGCCGGTGGCACCGGGCAGTTGAATTGGCAGCTGGCTACCGGCGCTTCCAGTGGCGACCTCGCTGCCGTGGTGGGCGAAGACTACGCACCACTGCTGACGCTCGATGCAGCCTTGCCTGCCAGCGAGGTCGATGCCATCGGTGTGCCGGTGACGGCCATCAGCCAGCCGGAAAGACTGGCCGAGGGCGACTATGCGTATCTGATGGCCGCCAGTGGGGCGATTGCAGAGGCCGTTGCCGTCCTGGCCTTCGATGCTGCCAACGCGACCATCGATCTCGCACGCGGCGTGCTCGACACCACACCCCAAGCACATGCCTCAGGAACTCGGTTGATCGGTGTCGGCGAATGGCTGGCATCCGAAGGTGCGGAACGCGCCCCGGGCGAGTCGGTATTTGTGGGCGCGATTCCTCGCACATCGACCGATCAGGGCGATTCTGTGCTGGCCGCCAATGGACAGCCGATGGTGCTGACCGGTCGGCAGGCTTTGCCGTATCCACCCGGTCGCATCCGCCTCAATGGTCAGACCGAGCCTGCCGTGGTGGCCGGTGATCTCACCGTCGCGTGGGCCCATCGCGACCGCACACAGCAGACCGCCTATCTCGTGCAGCAAGACGAGGGCGATATCGGGCCAGAACTGGGCGTGACCTACACGGTGCACATCCGCAATCGCAACAACGTGCTGGTTCGTACCGAGACGGGGCTGCTCGGCACCGCCTACATCTGGACGGCAGCAGTGGCCGCGCTGGATGCCGCTGCGCTGGGCGACCGCATCACGGTGGAGATCAGTGCCGAGCGTGATGGTTTGAGTAGCTGGCAGCCGCAGGTGCGGGTCATGGATCGCGCGGGCTTTGGCCTGCGCTGGGGACAGTATTGGGGAGGTGTGTGATGGAGCCGCGCATCGATGTTCATCTGCTCACCCTGAACGAGCCTGCCGAATGGCGTGAGGCCTGCATCGCCAGCCTCGAGGAAGCACCGATCAGTTTGCACGTTTTGCCCGGCATTCCGGGCCGTATCGGTGAGGCACGCGCGGCAGGCTATGCACAAGGCACGCTGCCGCTGGTGTCCTTTGTCGATCCCGACGATTTGTACGAAGCCAGTGCCTTCACACAACTGGCCGATGCGCTGGATGCCTGCCCGCAGGCCGTGATGGCCTACACCGACGAAGCACTGACCGACGAAAACGGCCAGGACATTGCCGTGCGGCGTCTGGCCTACAGCCGTTGGCAGCACGCCAACAGCGCCAGCCACGTTCACGGCCTGATCGTGATGCGCCGATCTGCCGTGGAAGCCGTGCTCAAGGAAACCACCGACCTCAACAACTTTGCCGACTGGCTGCTGACCCTGCTGGTGGCCAAACGCGGCGGCGTGCTGTACCTGCCCATCGTCGGGCGTCACTGGCGGCAGCACCCTCAGCAAAGCCACCGCACCGGCGACCCGGAAGCAGTCCGGCGCATTCGCCAGGCATCGAATCTCTGGAGATAGACCATGTCATCAATCGACCCGAACCTTGGACTCAACTATGGCTGGACGCTCGGAGAGAGCGGCTGGGACACCGGCATGGATGCCAACCTCAAACGCCTCGGCGCAGTGGTTGGCCTGTCCGTGAAAGACCGCGACCTGACCACGCCACCGGCCAGCCCCACCAACGGCGACCGCTACCTCATTCCTGCCGCCGCCACCGGCGTGTGGGCAGGCAAGACCAACCAGATTGCCGCGCGCATTGCCGATGCCTGGGAGTACCACGTGCCCAAGATCGGCTGGCTTTGCTACATCGAGGACGAGGCCAAGCTCTCGGCCTTCAAATCCACCGGCTGGAGCGCAGGAATCGCCATCTGATTTCCCATCCTCGTACCCACCAGAAACCCGCCCACGAGGCGGGTTTCGCATTTCTGGAGAAAGCCAATGACCGAACCCGAACAACAACAGCCCGCTCTCGTCGAGAACATGCTCCTCTTGCGCCGCGAGGACTTTGACGAACTGCTGGACCGCGCCGCTGAACGCGGAGCCGAGCGCGTTCTGACCCACCTTGGCCTGGAAAACGGCCACGCCGCACGCGACATCCGTGAGCTGCGCGACCTGCTGGAAGCCTGGCGTGATGCCCGGCGTACCGCGTGGCAAACCACCGTCAAGGTCATCACCACAGGCATCCTGGCCGCCCTACTGGTCGGTGCCGCCATCAAGTTGAAACTGATGGGAGGCCCGCAATGACAGCCAACCGCAAGATCGGCCTGCTGGACGACTGGCGGCGTGTGTTGCGACGTGCCTGGAGCATTCGCTTCTCCCTGCTGGCCGCTGCTTTCACGGCGGCGGAGGTGGTGGTGCCGCTGTTCGGGGATGTACTGCCGCGCGGCGCGTTCGTGCTGCTGGCCTTCGCCGCCAGCATCGGCGCGACGGTTGCGCGCATCGTGGCGCAGCCGGAGATGCACCAATGATTCGGCCACCACAACGAAAAACAGTGGCCGCGCTGACCCTGTCCGCCGCCGCCCTGGTCGGCATCGTGCTGCACGAGGGCTACACCGACCGCGCGGTGATCCCGGTCAAGGGTGATGTGCCGACCATCGGCTTCGGCACCACCACGGGCGTAAAACTGGGCGACACCACCACGCCGCCAAAGGCTCTGGCCCGGGCGCTCACCGATGTGCAGCAGTTCGAAGGGGCGCTCAAAACCTGCGTCACCGTGCCGCTGGCGCAGCATGAGTACGACGCGCTGGTGAGCTTCTCCTACAACGTCGGCAGCCGCGCGTTCTGCCAGTCCACGCTGGTGAGAAAACTCAACGCCGGGGACTACGCCGGGGCGTGCTCCGAACTGCTGCGCTGGCGATTCTTCCAAGGCAAAGATTGCGCGCTGCCTGCCAACACCCGGCTGTGCGGTGGCCTCGCCACGCGTCGCGAGGCCGAATACCGCCAGTGCGTCGGTGAGGCTGCGCCATGAGTCTGATCCCTTGGCCGTACCGCCTGCTGGCCTTGGCTGCGCTGGCCGTCGCGCTGATCGGCTTCGGCTGGGTTAAGGGCGCGGGTCACGTTCAAGCCCGGTGGGACGCCGCCGTCCAGCAACAAACCCTGCAAGCCACCGCCATCCGCGAGCGTCAAGCGCTGGCCACCGTCAAGGTCGTCACCGAGTACGTCGACCGCGTCCGCATCGTCCGCGAGAAGGGCGACACCATCATCAAGGAGGTTCCCGTCTATGTGCCCGTTCAAGCCGATGCTGCTTGCACTATCAACCGTGGCTTTGTGCGCCTGCACGACGCTGCCGCCGCCGGTGAGCTGCCCGAGCCCGCCCGAGATGCTGATGCGGCCTCCGCAGACATTGCGCTCTCTGCCGTCGCCGGAACCGTTGCCGCCAACTACCAGACCTGCCAGGAGAACGCCGAGCAACTGAGGGCGTTGCAGGCGTGGGTCAGGGAGATGGGGGCGGCAAAGCAAACCCCTTCGCCCACGCCGTGATCAGACGTCGATGGTCGTCGTTTTCCAGACTTCCTGCGCCAGAGTGATGAGCAGCCCGTGGCGCTTCTCGATGGATGCGGCATTCCACGCGGGAAAAGCCGCAAGCTTGGTGTTGATCCGGGAAATCGATGTGTTCTGCCCCACGTCGGTCAGCGCCACCAGACTGCGGGTCAGGTAGTTGCCGCTCTTGCCGTACTCGACCTGCTTGGCCGTGTAGAAGTCGTTCCCCGCGACGATATTGATCGGCTTCTCCAGCAAAGTCAGATTGCCGAGGCGATTCTTGTAGTCGTCGTAGACCGCGTTCGGGTTCTCTGCCGCCCACGTCGCACGCAGTTCCGCCTTCGGGTTGTCGGGCAGGATGTGCTCGATTTCCAGCTTGGTGAAGGGCTCCAGACTGCCCGGGGTTTTCAGCCCACTGAACGCCATCTCGACGTGCTGGGTCAGTCGCGCGAGCAAGTAGCGTGTGCGGTATTGCTGCATCGAATGCAGCGTGAAGCGCTTGAGGGCGTCGGCCAGTTCCTGCGACTTGCCCGCCATGTTCTTCTCAAAGCGGTCGGCGACGAAGGCGTTGAGCTGCACCTTCTGCTTCACCGGATCGCTGGCCTCGGCAATCGCGCGCAGCTCGTCGGCCCATTGCGAGAAGCTGCGTTCCAGATCCTTGGTCGGCGTCTTGGTGAAGATGTAGTAGAAGAGGAAGCTCTCCAGCTGCGCCACAAAGTGATCGAACAGCGGTTTCGGAAAGTTAGCCGCTGCCAGCAGCAAGACGTAGTGCAAGCTGAATGCACCACCGGCTAGCCGCTTGAGGCTGTCCATCGCCAGACTGGGCTTGCCGTCATTGCCCAGTCCGTTGGCAAAGGCCAAGTAGTGCTCGACGTTGCGGATCACCTTGCGAACGAACTCGAAGGGCTTGCCTTCGTAATCGCACAGCGCCGCGTTGCCCTTGGCGATGAACCAGTCGTAGATCTCGTCCTCGCGCACCACTGCGTCGCCACGTTCGTTCTTGATCACGTAGTTGGCCATCAGGAAGTAGCGCAGGAAGCGCAGCGGCTTTTCCTTCTCTTTCTCCAGCGGCTTGGTGATCTTCTTCCACTCGTCCTTGAGCTGGGTGAACTGCGTTTGCTTGACCTGCGTGAACAGCAGGTTCTTGAGCAAGTCCATCGGGTTCAGGCCCACGCCGCGCTCGTTGATGGTCTCGAAAATCTTCAGCGCGCTGCTGACGTCCGTGGAGATTTGGATGAACACCACGTTGTTGGCCAGATAGCCCCAGTACTTCTTCAGCTTGGCGACGTCGTCGTAGTTGTCCTTCAAGTAGCGGTACAGCGTGCTGTAGGCGTTGACCAGATTCTCCAGCGAGCCAAAGCTGGCGATACCCGCAGCCTGGATGCCTGCGCGCACGGCCAGAGGTTCGGCGTCCAGCTCCACAAGCTTGGCCATCACCTCGCCAGCGCTCTCGTAACGCGGCTCCAACTTCAGGGTGGTGCACACCTCGCCGTCGCTATCCACGTAGCTGGTCGAGATCAGCCCGGCAATCATCTGCCGCTGCGGTTCACCTTGGAACAGATGCTTGAGGGCGCACAGCAGCAGGAAGAAGGTGGTCAGGCGCTGTTGGCCGTCGATCACCTCGTAGTGGTTCTTCTGATCGGTCGGCGACACCAGCACGGTGCCGATGAAGTATTCCCGCGTGGTGCCCGCATCGATCTGCTCGCCGATGTCCTCCAGCAGCTGATGCACTTCCTTGTCCGTCCAGACGTACTCGCGCTGGTAGTCCGGGACGATGTAGAAGCACTCCCTGAAGGCTTCCTCGATGCTGTATTTGTGATTTTCGATGCGGGCCATATCTCGTCTTCTCTAAGTTCTTCAATGCCAAAGCTGGAAACTAGCGAATCGCTCAGGCCAGCACCCGGAACAACTTCTTCAGGTACGCGCTGGCACCATCCTCCATGAACAACACGTTGCGGCTTTCCAGATCGGCCTTCTTTGTCGGGTCGCCGACGTTGAGCAGGTCGGCGAATTTCGTCGGTGACAGCACGAAGGCATTCAAGACCAGCGGCGCCTCGCCCGCCTTGGCCTGCGATGCCAACGTCGTTTCAAGCGTCTTCACTTCCTTGTAGAGCCCCAGCTTGGGGTGCGACAGGTCGAGATTGCGCAGCCCCTTCGGGTCGACAAAGGTCAGCCACTGCTTGCCGCTGGCATCGTCCACCAGCCACAGCAGGAAGTCCGGATAGAAGTTGCCCGCCAACGCAAAGCCCAGGCCTTTCTCTTCCCGATCCGCATTGCGCAGCAGGTACAGACTGCGCGGGCCAATCGCTTCCTTGCCCTCGCCTGAGTTGTAGAACGCCTCCAAATCGCGGACAAACTCCCATTCGCTCGGCGCGTCAAAAGCCAGCGGACGCAGTTTCAGCGGGACTGCATCCTTGTCCTCCAATGCCAGCAGCGGGTAGTACAAGTGGCGGTCGAAGCTGATGGCGACCATGTGTGGTGCGTTCCATTTGCTGGCCTCGCCGATCTTGCCGTCCGCCACCAGCTTCTTCAGCACTTCCAGCTTCGCCTGATACTCCAGACCGTCGTCGCTGTTCTCGATCTCGAACTGGTACAGCTTGAGCATCGACCCGTGATCTTCATCGATGTGGGTGATGTCGTAGAACTGGCCTTCGTAGCCCGTCTTCAGGGCCTTGTAGAAGCGGTCGGTGTAGTCCGTCAGCAGTCGAAGCAGGATGTCTTCCTGCTTGCGGATGTCGGCGAAGATCGTCACGTTCAGTTCCGCCGCCGGGATGAACAGCGTGTACCAATCCTGCGTGCCCGCACAGAAGTCGATCAGCTTCTGCTGTTCCAACCGCAGGTTGCTCCAGCTGCGCTGCAACTTGTAATCCTGCAACGCCAGATAGATGCGATCCCAATTGAAAGCCGGGAACAGCGTCTGATTCAGCTTGCCCTTGTTGCGGGCTTCCGTCGTGGGGGTTGTGCCCTTGTCCTTGCTGGACAGCGCTTCGACACGCGGGTACAGGTCGAGTACCACATGGGGGGGCTTGATCTTGCCCTGGAACTGCGTGGGTATTTCGTACAGCCACGGAAAGTGTGTGCGCTTGAACCCAAGTTTCTGGTTGTCCTTGTAGCCATCCTTCAGCGCCAAGGTCTTGAGTTTGCCTTTGGGCAGGTTGGCCCGCGTTGGGAAGTCCAGCTCCAGCACTTCATCGCTGGGCGTGATGCCTTCCTCGCGCAGGTAGTCTTTGAACGCGGCCATGTAGCTGGCGCGCACGCCGAAGATGTTCAGCGCCTCCAGCTTGTCCAGATGCACGCCCTTGGGTCGGTCCTGCGGCAGGGTGCGCTTGAGCGAGAAGCCCTTGCCCTTGAGGCGCACCCCGCGTCCGAACAACTGGATGATCTGCGAGCCTTCACCCTGGCCCATGTTCAGCAGACCCATCGTGGACACGCGCCAACTGCTCCAGCCTTCCGTGAATTTGCGCGAGCCGATCAGCACGTTGAGGTGGCTGTCCTTGTTGTTCAGCGTGCCGAACAGCGCGCCGCCGAAGTCGTCGCGTTCGCTATCGAAGGCCTCCACGTCCTCCGCCATCCCGAAGAAGCCCGCATCGTCGCCGATGTTGATGAGGCCGAAGGGCTCTGCATCGCCCACGCGCAACGCCAGCTCACCCTTGCTGCTCTTGATGTTGACCAGTTTCAATCTCTGGCGGGCCGAGGCATTGAACACGCGCAGCAGGATGTCGGCGTACAGATCATCCACGCGACCGCCGAAGCCCATCAGGGGCGTGAAACGCCCGCTGAAGATGTTGTTGCCCTTGGCGTCCAAAATCTGCGCCTTGTCCGCAATCAGGTCGGTCAGCCAGCTCTTGATCTGCGCTTCGCTGTTCAGGAAGTCGGCGAGGAAGTTCACCACTTCCAGGATGTCCGACTCCTCGCCTGACACGGTGTTGCCCACGAACACCCACAGCGGCTTTTCGATGTTGAAGTCGGCAAGCGCCGAGCGGTGAGTGCTCCACAGCCAAAGCTGCTGGTAGTAGGCCAGCAGGCAGGCGGTGAAATACTTGCGCGCGTTGTCCGCCTGCTCGTAGGCCTCGCCATTCATGTTGAGGATCAGCGACTCTTTGCCGTAGCCGTCCTCATAGAAGAACTTGTACGAGTAATCGAACAGGATGCACTTGGCGTAAATCTCGCGCGTAGCGGTGATGCGCGCGCGGCGCTTGTCCTCGGCGGTCAGCGCGAGTTGCGCCTTTTGCCCGTCGTCCAGGCTGCGCAGACTGGTGGTGTTGAACAGCATCTTGGCGCGCTTTTTCTGGATGTCTTCTTCCGCCGCCGCCACGGTCATGCCCTTAGCCACTGCCTGCCCGAAGGTGGCCGAGTACTCGAATGCAAAACCGCCTCGCACCAGCGCATCGCGCCGCGCCATCCACGCGCCTGCCGCCGTGCCCGTACCACGGTGGCCTTCGTCTACCAGCACCAGGTTGTTGCCCTCGAAGGCATCCACGGCGACGGTCTTGTCGCCCATCTCATCGCCCAGCTTGTTGATATCGATGATTTCGATGGTGCCGCGCGCGGGTGACTGGGCCTTGTTGAAGAACTGCGATAAACCGAAGCCGGACAGGTGCAGCTCCTCCAGATGCTGACGGCTCAACCCTTCGTTGGGCGTGAGCAGGATGATCTTGTCGGGAAAGTGATCGCTGCGCCCCGCCTGGAAGTAGTGCAGGTACTGGCGGATGTTGACGTGTAGCAGCAGGGTCTTGCCGCTGCCGGTGGCATTCCAGAAGGCGATCTTGTTCAGGTCGTCCGCTTCGAAATCGCGGAACGGTTCCGCTCCTGACTCGGTGCGGTAGCGAACTATCTCCTCGTTCAGACCGTCGAGCAGGTCTTGGCGATGGTTGAAGTACCAATCCAGATACAGCTCGGTGAACAGCAGCGAGAGGTACTGGAAGTACTTCATCTGAAGTTCGTGGCCTTCCAGCTTGTTGCGCTGGGCGGTGATAGCCTGCCAGTGGGCGACGACGTTCAAGTCGTAGCGCCGCAGGTCGGCCTCGGGCACCTTGTTGGGATCGAACAAGCCTCGGATCAGTTCGTGGAAGAACTTGGTCTGGCCGTCCTCGTCGATGCCCTCAAAGCGGTCATCGCCCAAGCGCATCTTGAGTGCCGCCAGCGTGCCGCCCTGAAAGAAGCCCAGCACCCAGCGGTTGAGCACCAATTCCTGATGGAAGCTGCGCTTCTTGCCGCCGCGAGTGGAACCGGCTGCGCCGCTTGCGCCCGAACCGGCGACAGGGGTCTTGCGTGGCCGTGCCATCAGATGTCCTCCACGGAGAACATGCGCTCCAGAAACTCCGGCTCGATCTGGCGCAGCTTGAGCACGCGGGTGGCACCGCCTTCCTCGGCCGTCTGCGTCAGCACGGTGGGAATGTTGTGGTCGCCGTTGATGTAGACCACGTCGAACTCGTTGTCCGCCGGGTTGATGGCCAACTTGTCGCAGAGCTTGTTGATGCCTTCATAGTCCAGAACATCGCAATCGCGCCACAGCACGAGGCAGCTTTCACCGCTGGGTAGCGTGCCAGTGACGGTGACGAAGCCGCGCTGCGGCTGGGCGTCGATGTGCTTCACCCGCAGGCCGATCAGGAAATTGAAGGTCTCGACCAGATCGATCTTGCGCGGCTCGAACGCGCCCGCCGAATCCACGGCCACGTTGAGGGTGTAGTCGAAGGGCTTCTTGAAGTCTTCCACCGATAGCAACGAGCCACGGCTCTCCACGTCCAGCACGTAGTTGAGCAGGTAGTCGTCCTTGGCCTGCTGCGGCAGGGTGTTCAGCAGATCGCCCTGCGCGGACGTACGACGCAGTTGCAGGTTGTTCAAGGTGTCTTCGTAGCTTTCGAGCTTGATGACTTTGAAGCAGTGGGAGATACCGGTGCCAGGAGCAGTTGGCTTTCCATTTGCCCACTCTGCGGAAAACACGACTTTCTGTAAACGTGGCTTGAGCACGGTATCGAAATATTCACCTTGCTCAACAAGTAGGTACTGGCGCTTGCCCCCATCCCTACGGTTCAAAGTAATGGTGGCGTGTGCCGTGGTTCCCGAACCACCAAAATAGTCCAGTACCACTGCATCAACTTTGGATGCGCCAGCGATATAAATCGCATCCACAACGGCGTGAATCGACTTCGGGTAAGAGAACGTACTTCCGCCAAACAGATGCTTCAACAGTGCAGTACCATGCTCTGTCGACGAGTGCTTTGCATCGAACCAAGACGATACTGATACAACTCCATCCTCATTGGGACGTCGCTTGTAATAGATGTAGTCCTTCCCGGATCGATCTTTTCTCACTGCCAACGACTTCAGAGAAGTCATGACGGTCTTTCCTTCCCAGCGCCAAGTTTTCTCGACACCGTCATCGTTATTCGGGAAAACCACCTGCTCGCCATCCTTGGGAGGTTCAATATCCACCCACGACTCGTTTGCCTCATCCCACGACATCTCGGGAACGCGGATTTTTTCGCCGTCGATATAAATCGGGTAGTAGAGGCCTCGGCGGGCTGACCGATCTGAGTTAGACCCCTCGCGCCTCAGATTTCGCCATTCGAATACACCATCCTCATCGCGCTGATTGAACCTTGCCATCTGGTCGGCGGTCGGCGGCAATCTGCCAATCACTGAGTCTGAGGTTGCGCCAGCGAAAATTAGGTATTCATGTGAGACAGCGTAACCGCTTTGTGTCGGTCGTCCGGATGGGTTTGATCGTACAGTGACCGTTCCGAGGATTCGATCATCGAAGAGCCGTGACATTAGAAAGCTCAACTCGCGCTGCTGTGCATCATCAATCGCAGCAACCAATACGCCGTCTTTTGTCAGTAAATCCCTCGATCGGGAAATCCGACTATCCATAAGCGACGCCCAGCTAGATGACTTATAGCCGTTCTTGTAGGAGATGGCGCTTGCATCCGTGTTGTATGGCGGGTCAATGTAGATGCAGTTGACGTTGCCAAGATACTTTGACTGAAGCGTCCCAAGCCCTTGAAAGTTATCGCCATGTACGAGAACGCCGTCTAATGTGGCGTCGATATCGGCCACCTGCTTCAGTAAACTGGCTTTGAAGTCACCCGAGAATAGGCTCGTATCTACCATCCGATACAGCGCAGCCTTCAAATCCTCCAGCGTTCCCGGCGCGTCGCCATCCCAAACGCCCAGCTGTTTCCACCGCGCCCATTGCTGCGGGTTCGCTACCACTTCTGGCCACAGCTCTTCCGGTACCCGATCCAGCGTGATGCAGTAGTGACTGGAGACAACGAACTTCTTTTTCAGCCACAGCTTCTTCTGGAAGTCTTCCAACTGGGCCAAGAAAGTGATCAGCTCCAGCGCAATGCTGCGCAGGCACTGGATCATTCGCAGGTTCTTCTCGATGTCGGCGAACGCGCCCGCGTTCTGCACATCGTCCAGATGCATGACTTCGTTCTTGATGTAGAAGTCCAACTCGCGCCGGAGGAAACCACCCAGATCCTTGTGGATGAAGTAGTCCGCCGTGTTCTTGGTGGTGTAGTCGCTCAGGTGTTTTTCCAGCAGCGTGCGCTGCGGACTCTTGTCCGTTGGCGCGCGGTTTCCCAGGGCCAGCCAGCGGGCCTTCACGGCGGTGTCTGCCAGCACCGCCTCTACGGCCTTGGTGACCAGCGCCTCCTGCTTGGTGCCTTTGGGCTGGGCTGCATACTCGAAGCGGATGATAAGCTCCTGGTTACCGTCACTGCCCGAAGATTCCTCCACTGGCACC